CAATTGAATCTACATTGACAATATTCCGCTCTAAAAGTAAATAGTTTGTAAATTTCATACGCACCCCTACTAAAACTATTTATATATTAGAAGCAGCTTATCTATTGAGTAATTTTATGATTGTGTCTTTTTCTAGGTTTTCTGGTGATAGATCTATGTCGCAGAATTCTTTATCTACGAATTTAGCTCCTGCTGCAGTTAAAACTTCTCTTAAATTTATGCTATTTGTATAGTAATTAAAAAGATAATTTCTTGAATTTTCAATGTATTTACTGCCTACTACAGTAATTGAATTTCCTATATCCGTCTGAGAAAAATAGAACTTACTTTCATTCTTATCTACAACTACTATACCTAATATTTGTTGACGCGTATTAATTTCTGTTTTTGTAGATATTACAATGTTGTTAGGATTCACAATATAATTTTCGCGCATATTCTTAATTTCTTCATGAGCAACAAAAATAGTGAATGGGATGTCGCGTTCTTCTCTAAAATTATAATAATTTAAAACTACTAGATGCGCTGAATCTTCTTGACGTTTAATATAGAAAAGCTCAGAAGCTCCATTTTGGGCATCAGTCATATCGCCAGAGAATAAAATTGATCTTTCATTATTTCTATAGTTAGCATCCCAGCCGTATTTAACACCTAACCCTATAAGAGATAGGTCTAAATCTGTCTGTCCTTGCACGTTATACCAATGAACACCAAAAACCATATCTTTAGGAATAGTTACACAAGTTCCAGATGGAAATACTCCAGTAAACTGTTTTTCTGTAGCCGGCAGAGCATAATCAACATAGTTTGGCAAATAAATCTTCAGGTCTTGTACATTCAGATTTTGAGTTATAGAATCTAGAACTATTTCTAAGGCTCCAGCAGCTTTATTCTTATTATAAAAACCGAAATCTGAAGCAAAACCTTTGCCATTACGAATTTTATATAAGATAGACTCTGCGTCTATAGTTCTATATTTTAGTGCATAAGCAAGACGAATTTTTCTAAAGACATTACAATTAGAAAGTTCTTTTTTAAGTCTATTTGTATCAAGCATGTTGTTAGCTATTCTTGCAGTTACATTATTCAGGTAATCTTCTTTCATTGGAGTATGATGTTCTACAGCAAGCTTTCTAATTTTATTAATATATTTACATAGTTGCGCTGTAGACTTGAAAGCCAAAAATAGAGGCTTAAATCTGTAAAAAATCTCAGCTAATCTTTTAAATCCTACCTCTTCGTTATATCTCTTAAACATTCTTGCAATATCTTCACTATTTCCATTTTTTATCTCTGCTATAGAAGTAAAATTTTTAATTAGTAGAGTCTTTCCAGTTGATTTAAAGACTATATAACGTAAAAATTCAACAGGATCTTTTGGAATTACTTTAAAATACTCATACAGACGTATTTTCATTTCTTTATTTTGTATCTGTTCAATATCATGTATAGTTATGTTAACATATTTAAATACGTCCAATAAATCATTTAATGTTACTTCTGCCAAAGCCATTCCAGATTCTGCTAAAAACATGGCTTTTTGCTTTAATTCTTCTTTTGTATATCCACGAATTACAGTTAAATGAAATCCTTCAGATATAGGCAAATCTAACTGCTCTGAAGGAACATACACAGAACTTCCTGTTAATCCTAAACCGTATGACGTAAAGTAATGAACTAATTGCTCAACAAATAGCTGCTCAATAGATGCATTGCATACTTTTTCCCAGGATTTATGAAATGAAGAATTTGCTTGTTTAGAACTAAAACCTAGAACAGAATTTATTAACTTAACCAAGTTTAAAACTTCTGTTTTTGTATAATTTGAATAAATCTCAGGAGCTAGAACAAACCCATGTTGAATGGTCATAGCTGTAATTTCTAAATCTATGACTCCTGGGTCTTTATTTACAACAGGAAGAGCTTTAAAAAGATTCAGTGTTGATAACATGATCGCTCCTTAAAGATTTTATTTGCTGTGCGGCGAAAGGTAAATCGGCCAAGTTTCAAATTTGTTTAGGAACCTTTTATGCCGCGATAAATTTTAATGGCGGAAAGTATTTTAACATGTCAATTGTATTTTTATAGGAACTTTCTTTGCCATATTAAGATTATATATTACTCTTTTAGAATGTAAACCTACCCCCATAGACTTGATAACCACCAATGTGGCTGTTCGTATTCAATGTCCATAATTTTGCAAAAATCTTTTAAGGCATCGTCCCAGCCGTCTTCAATTTCCAAGCTTTTAATAACTATAGGCGTACCTCTAGGAGCAGTAACTTTAGATTTAGTTATACATACGTAATATAAAGGATAGTCAAAAGAACAATGAATACCAATGCTGCACCTTGAATTTTTTATCAATGTATGTTTATTATCCCAGTATTCTTTATAGAGATGTTTTGTATTATCAGAATATTCTGCATCTGGCTTTTTAACCCCAATTTTCATTGCATAATATTCTTCCCAGTCATAGTCCTCATACTGCAAATCTTCATTAGTCCATGGCCTAGATTCGCCTAGCTGAATTCCATAATATAAATTACCATCAGTAGTTGTAGACATAAATTACCTCCTTTTAGAATTTAAAAGCTTTATTGTTACAGGCCAGACATAATTTACCTCAGGAGGCTCACTCCATCCAAACTGAGAGTAATATTTAGTATTCTTATAAAGAAGAGCTGCTCTGTGCGCGCTATGAAAGTCATAATCTCCAAACCAGAATGGGTATTCAACTTTTTCTCTTACAGGAAGCTTTATCATAGCATTTTTATATCCTCTAGAAACCCATTCATCTATGCAGTAATTCATATACATCTTTAAACATTCTTCAAAACTAATCCACATTAAAACCGCTGGATGATTTCTCCACCTTGATTCTGGTTTTTCACCTAATAGAATATTAAGAATTTGCTTGCACTCTACCCTCTGTTTACCTAATCTTTTGTAATCTAGACATTTTACTGATTTTAATAGATCTGGTTCAGGTAGAAATGTTTGCATATTAGCTCTCCTTTTGTGAAATTATATCATAAAGTAACTGAAAAGGGACATAATTTATGCATTATTATTTCTGTCTTCAGCTTCACCATACCCTTTATCGTATCCTTCATCATACCCAGTATCATAAGACGCTGATGCGCATCTTGAACATGGTTCTACGACAATTTGCTGGGCGCCTCTATTATGAGAAGTTCTACTTGAACTTTGATTGCATAAATGCGCGCCGCAAGAGCAGTAAACTTCTACTTCTATCTCAAGTATTGGCATGGTTATTTTCCTTCTTTATAAGCTTTGCCTTTTCCATTTCTCCATTTTGATGCCTGCCTGGGAGTTGCGGTAATACCTACCTTTTCGCAGGCATTAATGAATGCTTTATCAATTGCTGCAAATTTTTTGTTTGGAATTCTTGCTTCTGTCATTAAAATTCTCCTTTAGCTGCTCTATCAAAAATCATTTGGATTAGACCATCATTAGACTCAAAATCATACTTATTGATAACAGACCAGATTAAATCTTTACATGCTTTAGTTGGATTTCCCATAACAGTAACCAGATTTTCTTTTAATGGAGGCAGGGCTAATGGATAAAATTCTTTGCTTAGCATTTTATTTGCCAGATCAAAATGCTTTTCATAAAGATGCAAAGAATGGACCATATGTGTATAAGACCCCATCTGAAGCTCAGGATAAATGTCTTTTAGATGACTGAACATCTGTTGATACAATACTGAAAACCAAGCAAAATCAGCTGGTAGACCAAAAATAAGATCTTGACTTCTCATAAGAACTGTCATGTGAAGTTGATCTTCTCTAATGTGAAAGGCAGCGGTTAATGTACAAACAAAATCTTTTACTCCTAGATATTGGCAATCAGCAATGCCATTGAAATGCATTATAGACTGCCTAGAATCTTTATCTTCTTTAAGCATCTTAAAGGCCCAATAAAATTGGGTATAAACTAGAGAATTATGAATATCATTAATCTTCTTTCTAAAGACAAGATATCCATAGTTAGAATTTGCTTCATTAGAGTCAGGATTTGTGATATTTTTCCATAAACTAGCATGTTTTCCGATATATGTAACATCTGGATTTCCATCAAAATACCATACAAGCTCTTTGCAAACATACTCTATAGGAGATGATCTTACAACATTATCATATAGATTGTTAAGAGGATCTTTAACATGAAGAACACAGTTTAAACTCTCTTTAATCTTCATGCCTCTAGGGCTTGTGACATAGTCTGGTTCATTATTAATAGACCTTAATGATTGACTATACACATCAGCAAATGAATCACCAGAAAACACATGGACCATATATAACTCCTTTAAAGAATTTTAAGGTATTTATGAAGCTTTTCTGCAAGAGCTTTCATACTATATTTTGCTTTGTAGAAATTATAAGCTAAATCTATAGATTGTAATCTAATATCAGGATTGTTAATTATGTCTAGTAATACTTCTCCTAAGTTTTGATCATCATTTATAAGTAGAGGATAATATGCATCAACCATCTCTTTATATCCAGTGTGGTTAGGTACTATGGTTGCACACTTAGTTAAAATTCCATCAGCTAAAGAAATTGACCAGGCGCCTCCATATTTTTCTAGAAAAGCTCCTACACAAATATCGCAGAAGACTAGAAGCTGTAAATATGACTCTTTTGACAGACCTTTTACAAGACTTATGGTTATATTTTCAGTATCCTGGAATTCTATTTCTGATCTTTCTTTTATTTTTCCTGATACATCTGTAAAATACACAATAATTTTAGTATCTTGTACTTTTTCTGAAATATAGTTCAATGCTTTGATAAATCTTTCATATGGCTCTTTATAGTACGGTAGTGAAGATAATCTATGATTATATGCAATTCTAATTGTGTTATTTCCTGGCTTTCTGCCGATATTTACGTTGTACATAACATCAATGAACTCGTCATCAATATATGGAGGCAAAGTATTAATGTCAGCATTATACTTCTCTATAAAATCTGGTTTATAGATTTCACAAATAGCTTCTATAATCTGATTTCTAGCTTCATTAGAATTACATAGAAACAGATCTGATAAAAGAACTCCTTCGGCCTGGCGTATAGAATATGGAACTCTTCTATCAATTTTTGGGAACTTTTCAGAATCTATCCAATGATTGTATCCTACAATTTTCACTGAATTAATCATCCCTAGCTCTAGAAGAAGCGTCTTCCAGTTGTTAATCAACGTTGGGTTGTTTTCCCATATAATGTCAGGTTTTATGTGATCTACGTATTTAGCAAGAGTTTCTGCTGGCCAGTTATATCTAGAACTAAAAACCTTTTTTGTATAGATATCAGCATTATATATTGGAGTGATATTTGACAGATTTTTGAATTCTGTGACTACGTTCTTTGGTAAAAGAACATAAAACATGTAGTCTGATTTGTAGTATTTATCAAAAGACTTTACAATATTGTAAAATACTGAAAAGTTTGAGTCATTGTTGATAAGAAAGTTTCCATCTTTGTCAATGAAGCTTAGTTGCAACATATATAAAATCTTTTTCATATAAATACCCTCTTTTTTGTGTTTCTAGATGTATACCATTCAGTAAAATTATAATTAAGAAGATTATATCTATCACATTCTAAACAGACCGGTTCATTGGCAGAAAAAATTCTATTCCTGATTTTTTCTGCCAATGAACTATCCCAAATTTCTTTAAACGGAGTTTTTAACACATTTCCCATTACAAGCTCTTCATTTCTAGTAAAATCTCCATTATCATTAGCTACTCTGCAACAAGGAAGAACATCTCCATTAGCGTCGATGAAACAATGAACATAAGGAACAATACAGAATTTTGGTTTTTTTCTCTTAAGCATAGGAATAAAGCTATCAATATTACTGTTGACGTTTACATCCATAACTTGAGCTTTAATTATATGTTCTATGGAAGCTTCATGATTAACTTTTAAATTATTCCATGTATGAATAGGAAAAAAGTTACAGTCAATGTCTAACGTATTACATAAAGCTAATATATCTGGCATTTCGCTAATATTGACATTAGATATTGTAGAATTACATCTTAGAGTACATTCTATTTTATTTGAAGACTCTATAATATGTTTCATTTTTAAAACATTTTCTTTAGCCAATTCCAGAGAATCAAGTCCTCTGGTTTTTTTGTACATTTCCCTAGTAGCTCCGTCTATAGATATAGAAATCCAATTTGAGCTATTAACAAGAAAGTCTATTGGTAATGTTTTTGGAAATACTGCAGAAGTAAGAACTCCGACGTCAAAGTTAAGCACTTTAGCACAAGCAAGAATACTTACAAAATTATCATACATTGTAGGCTCGCCGCCGCTAAAAACTAAAGATCTTACACTAGCTACTTTAGAAATATCCATCATCACATCTATAACAGTAGAAGTTGGCAATTCTATGTCAGGCCATTCATACTTGCGGCATCCAATACATCTTTGATAGCACTTATTCAATAAATTTATTTGAACAGATATTGGTAAATGCGGTTCATATTTATCTACTAAAGATGCAGAGGCTTTTGCATATGATACTGATGATTCATGAATTGTATCTAGTATTCTTTTATAATACGGCGCCAGTTTATCCATAGATCATTCTCCTGGTTTTCATCATATCTTCTGCGTATAATCTCAAATTATTGCCTTTTCTAAAGATATATGATGGATGATAAATTTTAAATTTATTTATGAAGTTAAGATTATCATACACATAGCCTCCGAGGCATATTACTATATCTGGCTTAATTATATCATATTCTTTTGATAAGTAATCCTTAGCGGCAAATAATTTATCACCTGAAGGCTTTTTATTTTCAGAAATAGCTCCTTTAAAGAGATTTGTAAACCAGATTTTACTACCAAAAACAACTCTTGCTAGATATCTAAATAATAAAGAAGTCTTTCCATATGAATAAATAGGAACCTTAAAGGCTAATAAATCTTCTTTCCATCCAGGAGCTTCTCCTACAAACATTATCTTTGCCCCAACATATCCATTAGGAAAATTTACTCTTTCTCTATCACATCCTGTATCTATATAATAGTTTTCATTGTATAAGGGATTCCATAGGTCATATACTTTATAAAATTCATCTTCAGAATCAACAAGAGGAAGACTAAGAAACTGTTGTATTGAATATTCTCTTTTTTCTTCTTTGAGAAATCTTAGACTTGATGACTTATCCTCTTCTAATGTAAAATCAAGGTCCCAGGCAGCAAATTTATATTCTTTTATAACACTAGATTCGAAATTTACAAGATAATCTTTTTTCTTAAGTCTATCAAATGATACAAAACTAAGAAGGTTTTTAATTGTGTAATCTTTTCTTACAGTTGGAGTTATTAGACTAAGCATAATAAGAAAGCCATTCTTTAATCACTTTCATTTCTCTATCAAGATCTTCATCTGTTGTATCAAGCACTAGAAATGGTAAGTTTGTTATGCTTAAAAAATAATCATATACTTCTTTTATACGCTCTATCTGTGAAAACTCTACAAGCTCGTCCTCGAAAGTCTTATATTCTGTCTTATAGCAATACAGAATAACTGCACCAAGTTTTTTCATTGAATTTTCTAATTTAAATATAGAGCCTAAATCTTGATATCTATTATACACTTTAGAGTATACAAACTCAGATGGATAGAATCTGTCAATAATGAGATTTTTTACTTTTAGTTGAGAAATAACATCAACAAAGAACTCTCCTTGAATATATGGAAGTTCTTTGCATCCTGAAAACTTGAATATGTCTGCTTCTCTATTACCCTTAAACTTTACATACTCAGGATTTAACCTTATGAATTCATTAGCAATATTGGTTTTTCCAGTATTATCTGCTCCTTCTAGTATAATAATCATTTTTTAACCTCTACAATATAAGTGCCATGTACTCTATTAAATTTAGAGAAACTTATACTTAAACTTTGGTCATCTTTAAAAGTCTTCATAATTTGTATTAGTAGAGATAAAGAAGCTATTTTATTACAATCTAAATATGCAAAATTAAAATTTTTCTTAGTTTTGTATAAATGATTAATGATCAACATTAAAGTAAAAATTTTATTTCTTGCGCGTGAATTGTTACCAGTTGAATTTACAGGATTCCAGACAAAATCAAAATATTTGAATTTAAAAATATTTCTCATAGCATTCTGTAGTTCTGGTTGATATTTTCTAGAAGAAATGAACCATAAATCGTGAAAAGAAAATGGATTAATCATATAATGAATAAAATTAATATTGGATCTTCTAAGTTTATGCTCGCAGTATTCATAGGAAGGCAAAATATGTTCTATGAATTCTTTATCATATGGAATAGCTACTCCATCAAATTCCATAAAGAAATAATCATTCTGAAACATTAACTTAGGTTCTATAGACTTATAAAAATATGATGCTAAAATTTTTTTCTCATCATCAAATTCACTCATAATTACTCCTCTGATTCATTATATAATAGTTCTTCTTGCTTGTTAACTTTTTTCTTTCTAACTTTAGGCTTTAAAAACTCCTGAATTAAGTCTGCTTTACCTATTGGCTCTAGTAAAAATGAAATCTTATGTAGATAGGTTTTTTCTATCATCTTATCATAATCAACTTCAATACCAAGACTATCAAACTCTTCTATCCATTTTATAAAAGAAACTGTGTCATATTTCCACCTATTTGGTTTTATGTACACAGTCTTTACTTTCATTCCAGAACCTAAATCTGGGGCTTTACCACGTAAACTGAGCTCTTCTACTAAAGATCTATAGTTCAATACGCCTTTAACGTGATATGGACATCCTTTCTTAGGTTCACCATTTTCATGGTATTTTCCTACAGAGTTTACACCAATATTTAAAGCAATCTCTTCAGGTATTACAGTTCTAAGATACTCTACATCTTCTTTTATTTTAGTTGCTAGAACATCTTCATCCCAGGATTTTAAAATCAGATCAATGATGCTTTCTAGACGCTGTCTTATTGCCTGCGGGCAAGAAGACTGAATAATTTCAAGGCCTCTTGTGTGTCTTTTATCTACAGGAATTCCTTCTTCATCTACAACCCATAAACTGTACTTCTTTTTAGCAACAAAAATTCCTGATTTAGCTACGATCTCTTGCTTAAATGTTATCTTAAAATCAAGTTCTTGACTATTATAATCTTGTAACTGAACCTTTTCAAAAGATTTCTCATTAAGATAGTCAATTATGCTTTTAGATATTTTCTTGCAGTACTGGAGCTTTATTTCATCAGATAGTGTATTCCACTTCTTTAGCCCGCAATGGTGCTCTATTATCTTCTCTACAGATAAAAAAATACTATCCGTGTCTCCATATTGAACAAAATCAATCATATAGTTCTCCTAGTATTGACATAAGTTCATCATTAGGATTATTAGATATTTCATTAACAAAATCCATTCCAGATCTGAGAGTATGTCTGCCGCATGAAGTAATTGCCTCTGCTATGTCTAAATTGAAGTATCTAGAATATGGGACGGAAAATGATCCGTAAATCCCGTTAAGTGTTGTCTTTATAGCCATTTGGCTATTTCTCATTTGAATTGCTTTTACTCTTTGCCCGCCTTTAAAATATCCTAGCATCTTATCTTTTATTTCTTTTCTATGGTTAAACATAGTTCTTTCTACGTCGGCAAAGCACCCTGCGGGCTTTGTTTTAAAAATTATGCCATTAGGAGATATTGTCAATAAACCTTTCTTAACTGAGTTATTGAAAGCTTTAAGATTTGCGTCTGACACAATCTTTTCTATTCTCTTTCCAAAGAAAACTATTTTAAATTCTGGGAATTCTTTCTTGTTTATAAAACCAAGGATTTCTTGTTCTGTAAATCCTTCAACTCTTCCATAATATGTTTCATTAGACATATTAAGAGCTATGATATGTGTAGGATAGCTTGACGTTATGTCAGCATCTACGATCCATTCATACTTCCCTATTAGAGGATCTTTTACGATAGCTGCTTCAAAAGCCTTTTTTCTACCTCCTGGCATGGCTGGAGCACACATGTTATTTCTTCTTAAATATGTCAACATTGCAGCTTCAATAAGAGATGTTTGCTTATCACAGAACTTCATAGGGCATTTTGTAAACAATGAAAGACCTTGAACTAAAGTTATAAGACCCATCTTGTCTTCAAGCTGTCTTACTCGTTTTACGTCAGTTTTGTTATATTCAACGTAAGTATTCCAGTCTTTATCATATAAAGATTTTAAGTCTTGCGCTACTGTACTGTAATCAAACTTACCCTTTTCTAATTCATGATTAGAAACATACTGCAATGAAAATGACTCAAGTCTTTTGCCAGAGTACATTTTATACAATTCCATACAGTCCAAAATTGAGATTCCGGCAATATCTATGTTCCTGGTAAGACCATACTCTTTTTCTTTTTCCCAATAATTAACATAGCCAGCAGGAGATAGAGCGTGATAGAGCCTGGTGCTGGCCCCAAAAAGATTCTTTATTCTGTTATAGATATACAGCAAGTCAAAGTTTCTTATATTCCAGCCACTTATGACATCACACGGATATCGTTTCATAAAACCTAGAAACTTTTGAATAAGTTCTTTTTCTGTAGCACAATAATAGAATTTATCGCCTTCATATGTAGAAGTGAATGGTTTAAGTCCGAATGATACAATTTTTTCTGTTGATTGATCAAAAATTGAAATTAGAACAATAGGGTCTTCGGCAATTTCTGGCTTTGGAAATCCTGGCCTATCACGATTTACTTCTATATCAATGTAATATACTTTAAGTTCTGGGGCTTTTTCTGCCATTTCATCATCAGATATTGTATAATATCTATCCACGAGAAACTGGATTTCTGGTTTGATTCTGTCCTCAAATAGGATATGTTTATGGTTACTATCATTGACAAAAGTCTTATATTGCTCTGTAGTCTTAAAATTAACTTTTGACACAAAGTTTCCATACATAGACTTTATACCTTCTTCATTTGATTTAACAAACACGTAAGGTACCCAGTCTATGACATCATGGAAATCCTGGCCGTCTATCTGCTCCCAGATATGAATTTTATTCTTATAGGAATCAAACCAACAATTTTTAAAAATCTTAGTATCCTCCTAGATTTTATACATTTCTTACAACTTCACGCCTTTCAGAAAAGATGATTTTATGACGATTTTTCATTTTCTCTAAAAGTAATTTTATATTGTTTCTCGTGCCTTGTAAATCAGATTTTAATGCATTTTCAACTTCTTCTATCCAAAAGTTTAACTGTTCTTGCTCTTTTATAAGAAGCTTTTCTTCAATCAAGAAATTCAGTCTTCTGATAGCATTACCGTCTAAAGCTTTAAGATCTGCTGGAATCAATTTTTGCCTCCATAAGCTCTTGTAGCATCGCACTATAAATTGATAGGTCTTTAGGAGAGTCTGTTGCAGATTCATATTTTAAATGACTATCAGAAAACATACATCCAGAAATACGTTTAATCTTGTACAACATTGTTATGAATACAGAAAAGATATTAAAATCATCTGTGCCTTTTAAAGTAAGCCCATTAGGAAACATTAGATTTAACATTTCACCAACATCTTTATAAGAATTTCCATGTTCTATATTCTTCTCTCTGAAAAATTCAGAATGAGATCTAAGAATATCTGCAGCATTTCTAGTAACTATTTTACTGTTAGCGACATATGCTCTCATATCTTCTACAGACATGCCAAGATTCATAACACACACATTAGAATGACAATTTTTACACGATAAATCATCGCAGACTTTTAAATTGTCCATATTAAGCCTCCTTGTTATATAAAGGGATTGTGAAGTAATAATGTCCTCCGCGTTCAGATTTCTGCCAGTATATATGCCAAAACATAGTATTAGACAGAGCGTCAATTATACTTTCATTACCTGACCATCCACCAGTATGCAATTCAAGATAAATTTTCTTTTCTTTTTCAATTCTTATGATGTATGAAGGCCAATGCCATAAAGACTCTAAAAAACTTAATAATTCTTCTGGGTCAGGAGAGTATTTATATTCTCTTATGAATTGTAAATCCTCTTCTGTTGGATATCCACAATCTCCAGTTTCTATCATGCTATAAATCCTCAAACTGAATTTTTATCTTACATCCAAGCTTTTTTGCTATTTTGCTCATCATGTCAAGCGTTAGATCTACTTCTCCATTTAGAAGACGATTTAAAAAGACTTCATTAGTTCCTATTTCTTGATTTAATTGTTCATGTGAGATGTTCTTTCTGAGAATTAAACTATTTAGCTCTTCTGTAAAGTTTGTAGTCGGCATAGTTCTCCTCTATTTGTTTACTACCCATTCATCAGCATCTGGATTATACAATGCGATCTTAAATAGGTCTTTGCCTCCAACTCTCATGTAATCATTTCCTCCATCAACAAAAGATTGGTTTTCACATTTACACATAACAAAATCATGACGGCTTTTAGACTCTAATACTTCATTACATACAAGACACTTTATTTTACCCATTATGTACCTCCTTAGAAAAGTCTGTCAATAATTTCAATAAGATATGCGCTATTGACTTTATTTGGGTCTTTCTCTTTAAGTTTTCCCAAAACTTCGCAAAAGTACGCGCAATCGACGCCTGTGAGCTGATCCTGAAGAACTTCTATGTTAGTAAGATCTAGTGCACTAACCTGCATGAGGATTTTCAAAATCTGGCCAGCATTAATCGTCCATCCACGTTTAATAAATTTCCTTAGACGGAAGATAGAACACACTGGATATTTGCTTCCTACATATACAAGCTCTTTTGTCAATATGGCCTCAAGAGCCTCTTTTCTCAATTCTAACTTCTTATCCCAAGAAGTCCAGTAATTAGTGCAATGAACAAAATCATAGTTTTCATGAATCTTATCAGGATCACCAAAAAATCTTAATACCAGCTGGAGTTTATGACTTAATGTTATTGCATTAGTAGACAAAAAAATTGGTCTGAATTTAGGCTTAGTTTCGTCTTCAGATTCTAAAGCCATCTGTTCAGTTTCTTCATATTTATCTTCAATATCGCCTGGGTCTGTGATTATTTCTGAAACATAACCTTCAGCCTCTCCTTCAGGCCTAGACTCAAAATACTCATACGGTTTATCTGTTCCTTCTTCACTAGCTACACCAGCAGATTGAATAACAATTCTTACTCTATCTTCGCTTGTTACTACAGAAATACCACAAGGAATTCCATTTTTGTTCTTAGGATTAAATTTACTGACATAATACTTGGCAATTGCTTCTGTGGCTTCTTTTGTTCTAAAATAGATATCAAAATCATTTATCTTTTCATTAAGAAGCATAGACGTGATACAGCCTCCAGTAACAATTGTGTTTTCTTCTGCTAGCTTTTTAACCACAGGATCTTCGATTGTTTCAATCCATTTGTCGACTTTTTTGGCAATAATAGCCTTTATTGTCTTAGATTTCATAAACAAACTCCTTATTTTTGTGGTTTAATGTTGAGCGGGCTCGTTGATTCGAACACCGATCTTCATCCGGGAAGGATGACGCTTTACCATTAAGCTAAGCCCGCGCATGATAGATTATAACATAATCTTATGAGGATTGTAAACTAAAATCACCTTTAATATAGTTATTTATTTGGTAAACTCCGTCTAAACTAAATTTTGTATATTCGCCATCATGTAAAAACTGAATAACGTATTTACTTAACCCGCCTCTGTTAAGATGCTTCTGTAGACTCTTTTTTAGGTGTTCTCCTCCTGTATACAGAGAGTTTTTAACTTCAAAGAATGTATCTATTTCTCTTATATATAAATCGTGGGCTTTTATAGGAGACTGTTCAAAAAATCTAAATAAAGATAAACATATAAATTCACAGTAAACTCCTCCAGAATAATAAAAATCTATAAGAGAATCATGTCTTTGTGAACTTATAGACTTCATTTTCTCGTCAGATTTAATTCGCTTAAGTTCTGCTTGTCTTAAAGGATCAGCAAGAAATCTTTTAAAAACTAGCTCTTCTGGATTATATTCTACGTCTATATTTATAAGTCCATTTATGACTTTTATGTATGAATTAGTATCTAGTTTCATTTTTCCTCCTTATAGAGTTTTATATAAGGATGACCATATTTTCTATAATAGTTTGAATCTAAGGAGTTCAACAGCTTTTGTTTATTTTTTCTCAATTCTATCATAAGTTTCATTGCTGGATTCTCGCGCTTAAGAAAGCTATACAAACCATCTACCTCTTTAGCAAAAGTTTCAAAACAGGCTAAATAATCAGCGGCGTCTGCAATAGTTTGTTGGTCAAGAGATCTAACTTTGGTATTATCTTCTTTCACCATATCAGAGATTTCTTCCATTAATCTATAACTCATTTTTAGTTTCCTCACATTCTAGAGTTTTGTTCCATGGATATTTTTGCCCGCCGTACCACTTTACTCTATCAGATACAGCAGTATTAAACGCATCAAGACACGACATCATAAATTTTGCTAAAATAAAATCTGGAGTATCAGATCCATTTTCTGCAGACGTACTATTTAGTAGATGTGTTAGCTTCTTTTCTAGAGTTTTCATTTTTTCTCCTATGGGTTTACCTGTTTCTTTGTTGGGACACACTTAACTCTAAGAGGATAGCCTATTACATTGCTATAAATTTTAACATTCATGCCCTGTTCTTGGCACTTTTTACATTTTTCTATAACCTGTTCTGTGGTAAGATATGTAGGATTAGAACATCCTAATAGAAGTATGGCCAGTAAACTTATCATAATATTCTTCATTTTTCTTTTCCTTTAGTGTTTAAGATCGCACTGTCCTACTTTATGGCGATAAATCCCGTCTTTTCTAATGCATAATACCATAGTATCAGTGGTTAGATTATGACATCCTTTAACACTAAAATGCGCTGCAAATACCTCTCTATCAAATAAAGTCCAATTGCCTGGAGGAGTAGGTTCTGATATTTCGTATGCTTGAGTTTCTGGGCAATAATATGTCTCGCCATGAAATTTACAAGGTACTACACTATAACTAAAAATCCAGCCCGAAAGATTTTCATTATTCCATCTCTTTTCTGCAACAATGCTAGCTGATTTGCGTAAAGCTTTGCACAACGACCAAAGCTGATCAATTGTTTTAAAATGCTTTAATTTTTCATTCATTATAGCACCTCAGTTTTAAGTTTATTATATCATACCTGGCGCAAAAAGGGACCTATTAATTATCAAACTTATCTAGACACTCAAACATGAACCTAATAGCAACATCTTTATTAATGGAAGGGGCGTTATATGCTGAACCATAGTTTCTTATTGATTTGATGGCTGCGTCAAGAACTTCTTTTGCTATTAATGTTTGATGTTTTTTCACCCGCTCTTCAAAGGTTTTTACAAATCTTGGAGAAATTACTCCTAATTTACCTTTTAATAGCTGCTCTGATCTGAATGAATATCTATCAGTAGCGTGTTCCAGTGTAAATGAGATATGTTTACTGTCTAATAGGGCATATGCTATCTTCTGGGCTATATTTTGTTGGCAATGTTGATAATAATTTGCATCTTCAATTCTAGTATCTATAAAATATTCTGCCTGAATAATGTCAATATTTTCCTGTGGTATTCTATCTCCACACTCAGGACATTTATATTCTCTAATAGGCAAAGTTGCTGTAACATTACTATCCCTGTACATAGAAAGTGTCTGTCTTACAGGAAGTCTAATAATTCCAGAGCCACCACAAATATCACAATCATTCATTTTCTTCCTCCCATTTTACTCCATCAATAGGAATTCTAACATAATCTACAGTAAAATTACTCAGTTTTCTACTCTTACCGGTAAATTCACACATAGATTCATCTAGTTCTAGAGCCATTTTAATAACAGACAGAAGTTCAGAGCTGTATATTTTACGATTTGCTCTTACTTCAAAGGTAACATATGCCTTCATTTATCATCCTCCTTATAGAAACTGCTTCTAGAAATATTTAAAATTCTATGTTTCATAGATACTACAGAAACCGCTTCCAGAATCCCTGGAATATATTTGAAATCTGTGGTTCCATCGATGTTGTAGAGAAGCAGATCTACATTGTTCTTGGCGAAACTTATCTTAGCAAAATTAGTATCGATTATCTTGGTAAATACGCAGGTAGTAGGGTCGACCCGATAAAGAGAATTTCCCACAAACATCCAGACATAACCGTCCGGTCCTTTCTCCAGTTTATAATTCATCCGGCTATATTGATTATCCCCAAAACCGAAGGGCGTGCCGGAGACTCCTAAATCTTGCAGGGTCAAAATCTCCTTAGTAGATGGTTTAAAACGAATGACCTTGTATGTAGGACCCGGGGCAAAAACTATCCCGAAGACGATGTCGTTTTCCACTTCAATCATGTAGGTTTTAGATGCAGCTAAAGGGATAATCGGGTCTGGGTCAACCATCTTAGTTGTTGCGTTGATAATCCAGATATTGCCTATATTATCCGAAACACAGATGCGCTCGCCATTATTGGCAGTACAGAGACTGCGGAACATGGTTCCCGTGGTTGCCCATTCTGGAAACAGATATCCTGTAGAGCCGTCTGCGGGGTTGTACCACATGACATTCCCATAATCCGGAGATTGCCTGGTAGTATTTCCTCCTATCCAAATCAGCAAATTTGCATCATAGGCCAAGCCATGCCGATAATGCAATGAAGGCGCAGGCATCTGAATAAAATATGGGTTTGGGTTAGTCGGGTCACCCGGTAGTCTTGGGGATGCGTTAGATGAGTTCAGGGTCCAAGGCAGGCCCGGGTTGTAACGCAAAACCCGGTTGGCATACCCGCCAACATAAATGTCGCCGCTAGGATGGTTTAAGGCAGAATACGGGGCTTGGATATTGGCGCCCAGATAGGTGGTCGATTTTGATAAATAATCCAGGTTTGCAGACGCGTTATAGCCGTAGCTTACTGCAAAGATTGAATTACTGGTTTTAAGGGCAAGGCACGTGATGGATTGCGGCACCCAGGGTCCTGCGTAGGGAAGAGTCGATTCCAGCCAGGTATAACTTCCGCTAGTCTGATATTTAATGGATGTAAACTCGTGAATTCCTTTAATCGGGAAAAAATTAGTTAAGTCTACTTCATAATTATACGTACTAGCAAAGAGGGGATAAGAGCTCTCATCGCTCGCAGCTACACAATAATTAGGCGCCCTATCAAAATGATATT